CAACAACATACATTACATTGAACAGTCACTCTGGTCTGAACGCATCGGTTTGGCTGGTCGTGTTGACTTGATTGCTGAATGGGATGGTGTATTGTCGGTCATTGACTTCAAGACCTCTAAGAAAATCAAAAAATCTGAAGATATTCAAGATTATTTTGCACAATGTACTGCATATTCTGGTATGTATGAGGAACATGTTGGTGTTCCTATTGAGCAAATTGTTATTGTTATGGCAGTGGAGAATGAGGAACCTCTGATTTTTGTTGAGAAGGTGGAGAATCACATAAATACTCTAATCGAGCATATAACCTTTTACAGAAATAACAAATAGATGCCTAAAGTACAATCATCCGGCCAAATTAGTTTTTCCGATTTAAAGTCTGTCTTTGGTGGGCCGGCCGGCACAGCTATACCTCTGAGTAATTATTATTCTGGTGGCTCATATGTTGCCGCAAACACTAGAATAAACGATACAATCGGTACGTATGTGCCGACCAGTGGACAGATAAGTTTAACTTCATTTTATTCCGCAAATACGACTCAAGGTGATGGGTGGAAATATGCATTATATCGTTTGAATATAGATAGACGTTTTCATACTCTGAGAAAGTTACTAAAAGACAGTTCCGGTTTCTTATATTTGATAGGTACCACAAATATTATGTTCGGATCCAGTTTTATTATAACTAAAATTAATCCATCAGATTATAGTATTGTTTGGAGTAGAACCTTCGGTAACGATTCTGGTGAAGAATGTTATGATGCTTGTATAGATTCTGCTGATAATATAATACTTGTCGGTAGATTTGAAGCTGGAGGTTCATACACTGTTGTTGGTCAAGATATACAAGATAGCGCCTTAATCGTAAAATACAACAGTTCCGGTGTTTTGCAATGGTCTCGCCGATTTGGTGGTATGTGGGACGATGAATTTTGGAGCGTGACAACAGACGGCACGAATAGCATATATGTTGGCGGCCGTTCGCAAAGTATAGAAGGATCAACTACCTCAAGGAGTTTTAGTGGGGCCCAATCAATTATTGTAAAATACAATTCTTCTGGAACCCTTCAATGGCAAAGATCGTTAACTTTGAGTGGTGGTACCGGCGAAATCATTGAAGGAATTTGTTTTTCTACAGGATCAGGATTATTATATACTTATCTAGATGGATTCAATTTCAGTGGAACACTATTATCGCAATATAATTCATCTGGTGTTTTACAATGGCAAAAAAGAATAGCTGGCCTTCAAAGTATGTTTGCAAGTCGGATAATACCGAACAGCGTAGGTGGAGTATATTTGTTAGCATATGCCAGCTTCGAAGCCGCTGGTGCTGGTAGTAGAGATATATTATTATTCAATATAGATTCATCTGGAAATGTTATATGGGCTCGATTTGTTGGTGGAACTGGAAGTGAAACTCCGACTGAGATTAATTTAGATTCTTCAAGCAATATCTATATAACTGGACAAACAACCAGTCAACCATATGGTACTTATGATGGAATGGTGATAAAATATAACAGTTCCGGTGTTCTGCAATGGGTAACCGCCGGAGGAACCGCACAAACATCTACGCTTGGAACATATGAAAGTTTTTATTCGGCAGAAGTAGTAAATGATTATATTTATGTTGGTGCTCAAATGGTACAATTTCCAAATACAGCTAGTGCAAACATTGCTTATGGAATTCATAAATTTGATCCATCTCTAACGTTAACATCAATAAGACCACCAACTGCCGGTTCACTTTTATATGATGGTCAATCCTTGTTTAGAAAAAGTTTCCAAGACGCTAACGCAGTTAGTTCTTACACTGTGACGAATGGAGCCTTTACTGATTACGCTAGAACCTTGGAAATAAATAGTGTTTCAGCCACAGAACGTGCCGCACCAAATGCGGCAACTATTTCTACAGGATCAATATTTTAAAGGAAAAAATAAATGTATGCAAGAGTAAAAGACGGAATAGCAGTTGAATATCCATTATTTGAAGGAGATTTGCAAAGGAGATTTCCCGAGTTGAATTTTCCTATGGATATGTATGGCACTCCAATTCCGCAAGGATATGTTCGTGTGAAAATGTACACACCAAATTTTGATAACAATTTCGATTACACAGAAGTGATGCCTATATTGGTGAACGGAGAATATAGACAAGAATATGAAGCAATTCCTTTAACGGACGAACAAAAACAACAAAGACTTGATTTTGTTTCATTCAAAGTAAGAGAAAAGAGGAATGATTTGCTTGCGAAAAGTGATGTTTATCTAGTTTTGGATAGATGGAATAAATACACAGAAAAACAAAAAGAAGATTGGACAAATTACAGACAATCTTTAAGGGATATCACAACACAAGAAGGATTCCCATACAATACAGTATGGCCAGATAAAAAATTCTTCAGCTAAACTAATTAGTTCATAATCTGGTAATTATAGAACTAAACACTTGCCAACTGAATAAAAATAATGTATAATAGTGTTATGGTTGTATGAAGCAACTAGAAACGGATTCAAGACGCGGGGGCAGTGCCCGCCAGGTCCACCATAAAAGGAGTAGCACATGGATGATTCATTAAAATTTATAGCCGCTATTGTGGTAGTGATTGTTATTGGCGCACTAATCCTTTTATGATGGGCCTGACACAGGATCGATTGGGTCAAGAGTACAGAAGTGGACAACTCACCAGAGTAGGTGTAAAAACTAAATCAAAGTAAAAGCAAACGACTCAAAGTTCGCATTAGCAGCCTAAACGCCGCTTAGGGTTTCGGTAGGTTTCCTCGTAACAGAATAACCTACCACCACAACGAAAGGAAATAATGCAAAGTAAATCAATACTTTTAAGCATACTCTTTTCCGCAGTCATCATATCATTGTCAATGGTAAATGTAAACTTATATAATTTACCATTCAAGACCAGTTTTAATTCTTTAGATAAAGAAACACAAAAACAAATAACTTGTCTTGCCGACAACATTTATTTCGAAGCCGCACATGAACCTCTTAAAGGTAAGAAAGCTGTTGCTTTTGTAACCTTCAATAGAGTAATGTCCGGCAACTATGCTGATGATATTTGCGGAGTAGTTTATCAAAAAACCGGTAGTGTCTGTCAGTTCTCTTGGTATTGTGAAAGCAAACATACCAATAATCGCTTGACAATTAGAAGCACTTCATTGTATAATGAGATTCAACAGTTAGCTGTCAATATGGTTGTTAATTTTGAACGTTATGAAGACGTTACAAACGGCGCAACATATTATCACGCAGACTACGTAAATCCACAATGGAAATTAAAGAAAGTAGACCAAATTGGAAGACACATCTTTTACAGAAGCAACAGAGACCAAATCGACAGAAACAAAGGAATCATATAAAATGCAAAAAGAAATTCTCACAATAATTGTTTGTATCACAGTGGCAGTATGTTCTTCTATTGCCGCTTTTACAATTTATAATCTGAATGATCGGAACAACATGGCTAAGAACATTGAATCTGCTATTCAAAAAGGTATCGATCCAATCTCAGTGAAATGTGCATATGAAACAAACACGAATGCGGTTTGTATTGCATATTCGATGGGTAAAAAATAATGGCCACGAAAGAGGAGCAACGGAATTTCTCGGGCATTATAGAAGAAATCGTAAAGGTCAAGAAAATTGGCTACATGGATGCGGTACTTCTTCATTGTGAAGAAACTGGATTCGAAGTGGAGATTGCGGCAACGCTCCTCACTACTCCACTAAAATCCAAAATCTCCGATGAAGCACAAGCCGCAAATATGATTAAGAAAGTGAATAAGTTGCCATTATGAGTGAAGCCGGTGGGTTTGAAGCGTATGCTATGTTTCATGCATTGAAACTGCATTTCACTTCAAAATATGATTATGTGAAATACTCCGGTAAGACAAATGTAACCAAAGACCAATTCATGCTCCGTAAGGATAAGTTTCAATTTTACAAACTATCCAGAAAATACAAGCGTGACGATCTCTTTGGTTTCTTTGTCTCCAATATGTTAGTGAATCCAAAAATATGGGTGGGAGACCTCCTGTCCGAAGATGCTGAATCCGAGTACAAGGTATGGCAGAAAACTCAACAATCCATTTCCTATGTGTTCGAACAGGACCTCCACAGGCTATTTGATTCGGTAAACAATCCGGAAGAATTGCTGAAGGTGGTTGACGGGCAATACCCCTTGTTGTATAATCTTTATATGCAAGGAATGTGTTGTAAAGAGACTTTAATTATCTTAAATGGGTTATTAAATTTCTTACCAATGTGGGTTAAAAAAGTTGAAGATGATATTATCTTTCCAGAATTCGTAAAGAGTTGCGAAAAGTACACACCGTTTCTAAACTTTGATAAACCCAAAATGCTCACAGTCTTAAAGAAAAACTTAAACAGTCTGAAAACAGTATGACAATCGATAAAATTTATGTTGATATGGACGGTGTGATTGCCGATTTCAACAAAGCATATAAAGCACGGTTCAAATTATATCCAGAGGACACACGTGACCGAAAAGAATTCTATGGTCTTTTTGAAACCTTCATTCGTGAAGATTGTTTCGCCAAATTGGATCTGATGGATGATGCACGTGAATTGATTGACTTTTTGAATACAGTTTCAACACCAAAAGAGATTCTGTCCTCGACAGCACGTGAAGAATTTCATGCTATGATTGTACCACAAAAAGCTACGTGGTTAAACACACACAATATTGCTTATACACAAAACTTTGTACCAGGTAAAAGACACAAGTACAAGTATGCTACACCAAATTCCATAATCATCGATGACACCAAGTCTGTTATCGATGATTGGAACAAAGCCGGTGGTATTGGTATTCTTCACACAGATGCCGCTTCTACCATCGCAATTCTGAAAATGTATCTTTGATTCGCCTATATACTTCATACATTATGAAATATGTGGATAATTCGAAATACATTTAATACAACGTTTATACAAGGAAAATACTATGTCTTCATTCGCAAATCTCAAGCGTAGTTCAGGCAATCTGGACAAACTCGCAAAGGCTATTGAACAACTCAACTCAGCCGAATCTCCCACCAAAGAAGATAATTTCTGGAAACCCGAAGTCGATAAGGCCGGTAATGGTTATGCAGTTATTCGTTTTCTTCCTCAACCTTCAGTTGATGGTGATGATGCCCTTCCATGGGTGAAAGTATTCAATCACGGTTTCCAGGGACCTGGTGGCTGGTACATTGAAAACTCTCTGACCACTCTTGGTCAGAAAGATCCAGTTTCTGAATACAACTCTCAGTTGTGGAATTCTGGCATCGAAGCAAACAAAGAAGTGGCACGTAAGCAAAAGCGCCGCCTATCTTACATCGCAAACATCTATGTTGTTGAAGATTCTAAGAATCCTCAGAACGAAGGTAAAGTCTTCCTTTATAAGTTCGGTAAGAAAATCTTTGACAAGATTAACGAAGCAATGAACCCTGCTTTCGAAGATGAGAAGCCACTCAACCCATTTGATATGTGGAACGGTGCAAACTTCAAACTCAAGATTCGTAAAGTTGAAGGATATCAGAACTATGATAAGTCTGAATTTGAGTCACCATCCGCCTTGTTGGATGACGATGAAAAACTTGAAGCAATCTGGAAGAAAGAATACTCTCTCAAAGAGTTTCTATTGCCAGAAAACTTTAAGTCTTATGATGAGTTGAAGGCTCGTCTAGACAAGGTTCTCGGCCTTGATGGTTCACCAGTAGTTGCTAAGACTACAGTTGAACAAGCTAAAGCAATGCCACGTAAGCCTGCGCCAGTGATGGCGGATGCCGGTATTGCCGAAGATGATGATGATTTGGCTTATTTTTCTAAGCTAGCCGAAGAATAAAACTCTCCTTAACCGAAAGTTTTAAGCCCGCCTTGTGCGGGCTTTTTTTATACTGGTGTCACGGAAAGTTGTAGTACGTAATCCAAAATTGGAGTCTTATCACGCACTAATGCAGTAGCAGGAATAGGTCTATCGGGTAAATTAACAGAACTTGTATTTGTTGTTAAAACTGGTGCAACAGGAGTTTGAATATCCATACCTGCCGTTAGATTCAGACTTTGATTTTCATCTACAGCATTATTCATTCTTGCAGACATTGGCACTTGCTGTACAGATTGAAGATTTGCACCACTATTTACTGCGGGTGGAGTTTGTGTTCCTCCACCACCCATAGGTGTTGCTGATGCTGGAGGTGCTGATGTTCCTCCTGGTGAAGCGGGTGGCGCTGGTGTTGCACCCGTGCTTGGTACTTGTGTCGCTTTTCGTGTTCCGTCAGCGTTGTAATCTTTACCGTATTTTTGGTCCCATAAAAGTCGATTGGGATCATCACGGCGTGTAGGCCTGGGTTGTACCCTATCAGGAAGTTCCACTTTTTCTGGAATTGAAAGTCCAGTTTGTTTGGCCATTTCTGTGAGTCTTTTTTCCCCACCCAAATCATTAAGTTGCGCCTCTGTTATTTTTCCAGCTTTAAAATCATCAAGTGCTTTCTGTGCTTCTGCTGGTCTATTTTTTATTATGTCGGAAAGTTTGTCATAACCACCTTCTCGTTGAATTGCAATTGGATCACGGCTTGCTAAAATATTCTGTGCTTCTTGTGGAGTCAAAACTGAAAAGTTTGGTAATTGTTCTTCCAATTTCTTTAGACCATATTGTGCGGCCAAAACTGCGGCTACGGTGCCGGCAATTGCAAGTCCAATAGGGTTAGTTAAAAGACCAACAAGAGAAGATAATGCTTTAGGATTTTTAAAAACGTTAATCGCATCTAACAAGGACTGAAATTTTCTTGCAAGAGCATCAAGCATTCTTTTTACCATATCCATTATATTATTACCTTCTTCGGCTTTAACTAATGATGTGGTTCCAAGTGAAGTATACTCTCTCAGTAATTTTAAGAATTCATCTTGCCTACGTTGTTCTTCAACTTTTTGTTCTTCAATAAATTGTTTTGCTGTTTCTTTTTTCTTTAAATCTCTCTCACGTGAATTCATCATAAACGTGAGCATTTTATTCAGAACATCAACAGCAGAACCACCAAGGCCTTCTCCAGGAGAAGACATTGATGTTGGCATCTGTGTATAGCTATTTTTTCTTTTCTTATCACCGGAAAAATAATTAATATCTGCCTGTGAACGACCAGTGAGTCTACCAACAATTGCAGGACCAAGCCTGCTACCGCCGGTCATAAACTTTGCAATGTTCATCGGATCAAATTTTTCTTTGACACCGGTTGCTCTTGCTCTCAGTTTATCTGAGATTGCTCCACTGAGTGCCGAACCAACACCTTTTCCGGATGTGATTTTATCCGTCATCAATGATGATAGAGATTTACCTCTGATATTGCTTGCTAATCTGTAATCCATCTTAACGCCTCATTCTTGGATTTAATTCTTGTAAAGGTGGTGAAGTCACTGTTACATTTCTTTGATTATTTGTGATGTTGTTTTGGTTAACGATTGGTAATGTTCCGGTGTTGCCATTATTTTTCATACCCTCTTTTAATGCAGAATTATTTAAAGACATTTCATTCA